AAAAAATCCACAACATGTCGCATTGTGAGGGTAAAGTCGTTAGGTATTACCGCAATCCTTATGATGTTGGTTCGCGCGTGTGTGTGCACTGTGGACGCATTATGCACGACCACGGTTGGATCGATACACTTGAAGGTGGGCATATAGTATGTCCTGGTGACTGGATTATCACAGGAATTCAAGGTGAGCATTATCCGTGTAAACCGGATATATTTGAGAAAACGTATGAAGTAGCTGAATAATTCAAACAACCATACAGGCAGCAATGAGACAGGGCGCGACGCCCTGTTTTTTTATTCCAAAATACGGCGCGGGAAGCGCTAAAAAACGAATCGGGAGGATTCATCAATGTCACTTAAATTCAGGATTACAAAGGCGGAATGGGACGGGCTTGACGAGGGAATCAGAAAGCTCTACGGAGAAAAAGACGGTAATTATCAGCTCACGGTTGACGGACTTGACGACGCAGCTGAACTAAAAGTTGCACTCAACAAAGAACGCCAACGGGCATCTGAGTTTGAAAAAATCGTAAAACAGTGGAATGGCACAGGTAAAAAACCTGAAGAAGTTGTCGAAATGTTGAGAAAGGCAGCAGAAGAGGAAGAGCAGCGGAAAAAGGATAAAGGCGAGTATGAAAGTATCATTACTCAGCTCAAAGAGAGTAAGTCAAAAGAGCTTGCCTTGAAAGACGAGGCTCTAAAAACCATGCGCCAGACACTTGATTCATATCTCATTGACGCAGAAGCGACCCGCGTCCTTTCTGAAAGCGGAGGAAATGCCACACTGTTACTGCCTCATGTAAAAAAGGCGACTCAGGTTGTAGAGGACAAAGGCGCGTATGCAGTTCGTGTAATAGGCTCAGACGGTAATCCGCGTGTCAATTCAAAGGGCGAATACCTCGGAATAAAAGAGCTTGTCGAAGAAATGAAAGAGAACGAATCTTTCCAGTGCGCATTCGCGCCCTCTGACAAGAAGGGCGGCGGAGCGGGAGGCTCCGGCGGCGGCGCAAGCGGCGCTGCATTCTCTGGCAATCCGTGGAAGAAGGAAACATGGAATTTGACCGAGCAGTACAGACTATACAAAGAAAATCCGGTCAGAGCTAAGGCGATGGCACAGGAGGCAGGAGTAACCCTGCCCTAAAACATAGGAGGAGATAAAACATGGCAAAGACAAAAATATCCGATATCATAATTCCCGATCTGTGGGCTCCATACGTAATAAAACGCTCAATGGAGCTTTCGGCACTCTTTCTGTCAGGAATCATATCTGATATAGGTAATGAAATAGGGACAGGGCTAACCTCTGGCGGCAACACGATCAATATGCCGTTCTTTGGCGACCTTGAGGGTGATGATGAGGTCCTTTCTGACGCTGATCCTCTTGATGTAGGGAAAATCAGCGCAAAAAAAGATGTTGCGGTCATCCACTTCCGTGGTAAAGCGTGGAGCGTAAACGACCTGGCGCAACAGCTTTCCGGCGCTGATCCTATGCAGGCGATAACAGACCTCGCGGCAACCTATTGGAATCGCAAAATGCAGACCATCCTTATCAAAACACTTGCTGGGGCGTTCGGAGCTGCGACGAGCAACGTCAAAGATATCACGGATACTGCTACTGTGGCGTCCTCGGCAATGGCCCCCACGGGAATTAACGCGGCAACATTCATCGACGCCTGTCAGTTGCTGGGGGACGCGCAGTCACAGGTCGTTGCCGTCGCTATGCACTCGGCTGTGCGCTCGCAGCTTGCAAAGAACGACCTTATTGAAACAATCCGTGACTCTGATGGTCGCACAGTAATGGAAACGTTCATGAGCAAGCGAATAATCTGTGACGATGGAATGCCCTATGACAGCACTAATCAGAATTACACAACGTACATCTTCGGAGCTGGTGCGATAGGTTATTCAGAGGGAGGTGTTCTCGACCCTGTAGAAACAGATAGAGACATCCTTGCCGGCGACAGCATCCTTGTCAACCGCAGATGTTTTGTACTCCATCCGCGCGGCATAAAATGGAAGGGAACGGCGGCCGGTTCATCGCCCACGAATACGGAACTCTCAACATCGAGCAACTGGGAGAAGGTTTACGATACGAAGCAAATTCCGATCATTGCCTTTAAGCACAAGCTCACTGATGTTCCGGGAACAAAGGCATAACAGCGGAGGGGGGACACCCCCTCCGTTCTTTACTTTACTAGGCAGGAGGTAAGAAAATGTCGCTAACTGGATTTAATCGACGGCGCAGGGCTGATGCGGAACGGAAGGCCAGAGATGCTAAAGAACAAAAGGCTGTAGAAAATGGGTTGAACAACGAAGAGACTAACGGAGCCGAAGATTCGGAATCACCCAAAAAAATGGGACGGAAACGGCGAAAAGAAGATGATGCCTAATGCAGGCAATCCTTTCATACGCGAATGTGATAGAGGCGGACGCATACCATGTAGCCATGGGTCATAATGAATGGTCCGCACTTGACGACGCAGCAAAAGAGACAGCGCTTGTTCAAGCTACGCAGTTCATAGACAGCGTTGCCCGCGGCAAATGGAAGGGCGTAAAAACTGATCCCGCACAAGAACTGGCGTGGCCGAGAACTGGCGCCACCGATGAGGATGGTCTTGAAATAGGAGATGATGTCGTCCCTGCTCTCCTCAAAAATGCCGTATGCGAAGCGGCGCTGCGCGTCTCGCAGGGCGAAGACCTCATGAAAGACACCACACCGGCCGTCGCCTCAGAGAGTATCGCGGGGGCCGTCTCAAAGTCTTATTTCGAGGGTACGGATAATGTGACAAACTACCGAAAGATATACGCGCTCATCTCTGGCTTTGTTACCACAGACATCGGCGGCAGCCAGAAATCAGGCTGCGTGCGGGTGGCGCGCGGATAATGGGATTCTACGATGAAGCGGCCGCGACCGCACTGCAAATGATCACGGAATATGGCCAGGTTGCAGCCATCGAGCGCAAAGAGCAAGAATCTACAGATAAGCCGTGGGACACAAAAACCAATGCAACGGTAAGTCACCCTATTACCTGCGTTGTGACCGGATACTCGGCCAACCTCATTGACGGCAGCGCCATTAAGGCGGGAGACAAACAGGTGATCATCGCGGCGCGCGGTCTCGATATCGTGCCGGATACGACAGACATCATTCTGTTGCACACCGAACGATATTCTATTGTCTCGGTCGAGATCGTATCTCCCGCCGGCGTGCCGATCATCTATAAAGTGCAAGCGAGGCGGTAGTCATGGTATGGAAGTCATTTGACCGCAAGGGGGTAGGCCGCATTATAAACGGCGGAGCTGAGGCAACCAGTCACCCCTTGCAAAGCTCTTTCGAGCTTGAACTTGATATGTTCGAGGAACAGATCGAAGCGGAGCGAGTCGGGATGATGAAAGAGGCCGCGTTGATTCTTTTCCGCAAGCTGATTGATAAAAGCCCCGTGGACACAGGGCGGTTTCGTTGTAGCTGGGTTGCTGCCGCAGAAGCCGCAAACAGAGATATCCCGACATTTAAGGTTGACGACGGCGGCAAAGAGGCAGAAGCCCGCGTCCTCGCCGCGCTGAGTGACCTCAAGCCCGGGCAGAAATTCATCATCTCAAACAACTTGCCTTATGCCCTGATGCTTGAATATGGATGGAGCGGGCAAGCGCCTAACGGGTTTGCGGATATCAGCGTACAAGAGACCGAGGCAGAGATAAAGTCCAAGTACCGCAGGGAGTGATAAAGAATGGCAGACACCTACCTTCAAGAGTTTGACGATCTCGCCTCTGCGTTTAATGCCGCATGGAGCGGGGATACACGCATAGCATGGCCGAACATTCTTTTTGAACCGCAGCCTGACGAAAACTGGGTGCGGTTTTCCGTCATAACCGGCGAGGCGCAGCAAGTGACCACGGGCTGTCCCGGCGCGAATGTGGTCAGGTATCAGGGAATAGTTGATATTCAGATATTCACTCCCCGCGGCATTGGCACTGCTTCCGCCAACGCACTGGCCGATAAGGCTGTCGCGGTCTTTGACTGTCTTGATATTCATGGATATCACTTCAACCGTGGATATAAGGTCAATGTGGCTGGCAACGCAAAAGACAGCTTTTTTCAAATGAACGCAAGAATTCCGTTTCAAAGGGATTCTTTAAAGTAAATATAAACAGGGGGTGGAAATATGTTTGCAAAATCTGATAATGTGCAGTTGGCATATATCAAAGAAACGGTTCTCGGTACGACGCCGACGACTCCGGCGTTCCAGCGGCTTAGAAAAACAGGGGAGTCTTTGGGATATGCGGTGACGACAAAGGCTTCCGAGGAGATAACAGGCGACGGAAACGTTACTGACCTGATCCCAGTCGCGGCAAGCACCAATGGAGGTATAACGTTTGAGATGTCCTACGGGGCGTATGATGACCTTTTCGCTTCGGTAATGGGTGCGGGCTGGGATACAAACGTTCTAAAAAATGGACAGGACGTGATGCCGCTTACACTGGAAAAGCGCTTCTACCATGGTCTCAGCGCCGCCGATGCCGCACGATATTCCTATTTCAGATATATGGGGATGGTCGGCAACACGATGGAGATAAAAATCAGCGCGAATGACGTTATTACGGGGTCGTTTGACTTTCTCGGCATGAAAAGCGCTTCAGCAGAAGCGATCATAGAGGGTGCGACTTACACAGATCCTCCAACGGAAGAGATTCTAAGCGCGAGCGACCATGTGGGCACGCTTTCGTTTGGTTCCTTCTCCAATGCAAATCTTCTTTCGGTCACGCTCAACGTAAATCATAATGCGATGGGAGCCGGAAAGATAGGCAGCCGTGACTTTGCAGATATAAGCTACGGAGAATTCACGCTGACGGGCACGATAGAGGCATATTTTGACGAGATGTCGATGTATGACGCATACTTGAACGCGGAATCGCTATCTTTATCACTCACGCTGGGAAAGCTAGCAAACAGAAAGTATAAATTCGAGATGCCAAAGATCAAGCTGTCCGACTGTAAGATCGTCGCTGGAAGTAAAAACCAGTACGCCGTTGCGTCTATGCCGTTTCAGGGGCTATTTGACGCGACAGAGGCATGCACATTCAAAATAACGAGAGGGGTAGCGTAATGAGCGAAATAAAATCAGTTTATGACATGTTCAAAACCAGCGAAAAGAACGAAAAAGAGGGCATTGTTGTTGACTATGGCCCGGAAGCGGGGAAATTCCGTATTGCGCGCATGGGCGGCTCAAACAGTGCTTTTAGCCGCTACCATACGGCGCGGCTCAAGCCCTATAAGTACCAGATCGAGCGCGAGACCATTTCAGAAGAAATACTCAAAGATATTATGTTGGATAGCTTTGTCAAGCACGTACTTCTCTCGTGGGAGGGTGTGCGTGGGGAAAACGGGAAGGAAATACCTTTCTCAGAAGAGAATGCGAAAGCGCTTATGCAAGCGCTGCCCGAACTCTATGCTGATCTGCTCAACCAGGCGAGAGATTTTACCAATTTCAGAGCGGCGGAGATTCAGGATATAGCAAAAAACTCAGAAGGTACCTCCGCTGGCAAATAGAGTGGGGGAAGTATGAGCAGCGGTTAAAGCCGGAAGAGGGAAAGCCTCTTCCTCGGGCATTGCAGGATAAACCTGAACTTGATGAAGAGGAGAGATACTTTTTTTCCGTATATAGAAGCCTCGAACCATCACGGCAGGTAGGAATGAGCGTTGCGCCGATTCCCTTGACGGAATACCTAGCATATTTTCAGATATACGGTATCGAGTCGGTTGAAGAACGCGACGAAATTCTCTATGTCGTAAGTGAGATGGAAGCGGAGTTCTTTGACTGGCTCGAAAAAGAACGGCAAAACAAGGCGTAGAATAGCCGCTGCGCATGGGCATAGCATGTATAATTAAACGGTTGTCGCAACTCCATTCCTGGCAACAGGAAGGAGGTGTTTTTCACCATGCGGACGTTGGTAGTTTCTTTTCTAATCTCCGTCGTGGCTGGTGTAGCAGCACACTATATCAGCAAATGGCTAGACGGAGAGCATGACGACAACTAGCCGGCACCAAAAAACCCGGGTCAGCACACCCGGGTTTTTCGTTCACCATAGTTGGTAGTTTCTTTTGTGTTGCCAAGTATATTGTAGCACAAGAACTAACTCGGTCAAGCATAGTCGTCGCAAGGATATGACGTATAGGGATAGTATATCAGATAAGTGTAAGCGGCTTGCCTAGGGGATTCCTTTTTGTGCTACTGTTTATCGATATTCGCGTGGTATTATATACAAAATTCCACGACGCGAGGTGAAATATATGGGGTTAAGATTTAGGAAATATATTTCTATCATTCCGGGTGTTAAGGTCAATATAAGCAAAAGTGGTTTTAGCACAACGATAGGGCCAAAAGGTGCAAGCGTTAATGTCGGAAAAAGAGGTGTGTTCGTCAACGCGGGGCTTCCTGGCACTGGTATATTTATGCGAGAAAGAATTTCCGCTAAAAATAGTAAAGACTCCGAAGCGCCCCGGGATGATACATGGGCGATTGAATCGCAGACTGACAAACTCAACGAGCAGAGAGAATA